TCAGAGACTGCCTCAAAATGCACGTTTGCGGGGTCGCTCGCAAACTGCTGGATAACCGAGAGTGCCCGGCTTTCATTCTGTTTCTGCGCTTGGAACTGGCTTTGCGTGATGTGTGCCGTAAGCTGTTGAACCTGTTGCGCTAACTGATTATATTGATTATCTTGGGGTTGTGGTTGCTCACCGCCGAAATAGGATGCCACCTGATCCAAGGGAATCTGAAACTGCTGGATCATTTGGGCTACAGCATGGCTTTTCTGCTGTGGTGTGCCCGTTCTCAGCAATGCCGCCGTCTGGAGCAATGGCCCAATTGCCGTTGCTGGGGTTGCATTCTCGTTTCTCAGCATCCACTCATAGGGCTGGAATAACTCAGTAATCGCCTTGGCCTCGGCATCCCGGCTCTTGTAAGTGTTAATCCCACGCTCAAAGTCGGCCTCACGCTGGGCAATGGCTTGTTGAAGTTCTGCTGGGGCTTTTTCCCAATGATCTTTCAACTCAAGCCGCAATGACTTGGGCATTTCTGCGCGGGTTGGCGCATCGGCGGTTGGAAACTTGGGTTCTTTAGGCGCAAATTTGCCCAATTCACGGGGCTGGCTTGCGGCGTGTTTACCCCGATTGGTGGGGTTTTTAGATAATGCCTCACGGATCGTGTCCGCACGGCTTTGCGGCTCATCTACCGCTTGGATCTCTACTGACGGGGTTTCGGGTGCTGGTGTTTCTACTGTGTCGGGTGCGACAACTTCGTTTTCCATCACTTCATCCTTTTCATTTGTTCAAGGGTCATTTTAATCATCTCTTTGCGCTCTGGCATAGGCCGATTATGCAACCGATTCGCCATCTCCACATTTAAGCCCGACATTCTGTGTGGGGCAATGGGTGCGCCTGGGCGGTCAAACTCTTGCACCATAGCCACTTGGCCTTTTAATCGCTCTCGGTGCTGTTCCTTTTTCTTGTTCCATTGGGCTTGAGCATATTTCACATCAGAATGACCCATCTCAATGGTATCAGTGCGCTTTAAATGCTCACGCCATTGGGCCTTGCCCATGATCATTTGCCCATCTGGTGATCGAAATGGCTCAAAGTCCCCATAGACCATTAAACCCTCGTTCATGGGCGCATTGTGCTTTTCATACGGCTCTGTGCCGTCAGATGGATATACCCAAGTCGTTCTCAAATCAACTCCAAAATGCGGGATATGTCTTGTTCATCTCTTTGGAAACGTATGCGCCTGTTTAGTTCGCTTACCTTTTCAATGAGCGCATCATAATCTATTGCCGTCTGAGATGCAATTTCTATCGTTTGCTCTGGGGCGGTTGTGATTTCCTCGCGTATTTCTGGTGGTAAGCCAAACAAAGCATCATGTAGTTTCTTTTTACGCTGGGTTTCTAGTTCACGCTCTTTTTCCCATTGCTGATTGCGCTTTTTTTCATCAAATCCAAAGTGACCGCCCAGTAAAACATCTGGGGTTGGCGGTATGACCGCCGTTGCAATGCTTGCAAAAGGCTGTTCAGCAATAGAATTAAAACCAAACATTTAAAAGAACATCAAGAAGTTGCCGTTCCCAGCACTTGGCGCAGGAGGTGCAGTAAACACCCACCCAGAATTATTGCCCCCATCTGTGGAGTTTGCCCCTGCATACCAACCCGCCCCACCAGTGGCTGTAGACCTACTGATTGACAAATAGTCAGAACTTACAGTACCACTTGCTTTGGACAGCGTGTGGCTTGCCGCAGTCACTGAGCCAATGGTTATCAAGTTTCCAGCAGTTCCTGACAGGCTGAAACTGCTAAATGTGCTTGTTGTTGCGGCTGTGAACAAGACTGACGCTGGTTGAACTGTATTTGTGATGTTGCTAAATGTGTTTGAACCTGTGATGGTCAAATCACCAGCACCACCTTGGTTAACTGTGCAGTTAAATGTAGACCCACCACCCACAAACGTCTTGGCAGTTGCGGCAGTCATGGAGATCGTGCCTGTTCCTGTCCCTGCTGTGGTGGTAAATCCTGCGGGTGAGGCGTTGTTAAAAGCAGTTGTAGCGGCTGTTGGGCAAACTAATGTGCCACCATTAAACGTAAGATTCTTTGTTCCTGTGGCGGTTGTAAAGGCAGTTCCAACAGTTAATGTTTGCCCATTTAAATTCAATGTGCCATTGGTTAACGTAGCGGCTCTTGTAGAACCCATTGTCAAAGCGTCTTCAAGTCTAAAAGTGCCGCCAACGCCATTAAACGTCAAAGGAAAATCTATTGTCTTTGCATTTGTTGTTATTTGTTGAGTACCGCTTGTAGCACCAAAAATTAATGCATTTGTTGAAGCAGTAAGCGTCATCCCTGTAGAAAGTTTTAGATTGCCGTAAATATTACTACCAATAATTGCGGCTAAAGTTCCAGCGTATCCTGTAAAGTCAACATTTCGTGCTGAACCGACTGAGCCAGTAGCAAGAAAAGAAAGCGCATATGTGCCGCCAGTAAAGTTATAACTGATAGAGTTTGCTTGGGATAATGCACCTGTGGATACAGTAATAGCAGTAGAGCCAACAGACGTCACGTTAACTACCTGTGTTCCTGTTATAGTCAGTCCTGTAATATTACTTGTAGTCCACACAGTACCTGTGCCAGTACAAGATATTTGACCTGTACCAAAAGCAATGGTTCTTGTGTTTGAGTTTGAAGAACTAAATAAGCCTATGCTTAATGTGTATGACTGAATGTCTAATGTGCCGTTGGTTAGTGTTAATCCACTTGTTGATCCTGATGTAAAAGCATCTTGTAATTGAACAGTTCCACTTGGACTGTTAATAAAAATACTCTGAGTAAATAATCTGCCAGCACTTGTAATGGTTTGTGTAATGCGCCCAAAAAATGAGATTTGTTGTGTACCTGATATGGTGATACCAGTACCATTAATCCAATTGCCATAAACTACTGGTATGTTTGTACTTGTTGCCAACGTCATGGTGTTTGACGTTCTCAACGACATATCAATCGTGCCAATGTTGTAATTGGCATTAATAGTTGTCGTTGAACCAGATGCAGGGTATGTAGCCGCAGGGAATACAGCAGTATCTTGTGCTAATGGAAACTGAGTTGCGTCTAATGCACCGCCTGACGTAGCAGACCAAGAACCCGAACCTGAAGAACCCCAATCAGCAGAACCAGTCTGACGATAATAAACTGTTTTAGCCGCAGGAAAAGTTATTCCGCTGTTGCCTTTGCAATCCCCAAGTCTTGTTCCAGAAGCAGGGGAAGCCGCACCTGCAATAGTTATATCTCTAAAATCAACGTCTGTTAAAGATACTGCCGCACAAGTTAGTGTGCGAGTTGTGCCAATAGTGTCAGAAGAAATCTGCATTCGGTATGCAGATGCAGTACCAGCACTTACTGTAAATGTTCCGTTAATTGTTTGGCTTGCGCTAAGACTTAATACGCCAATACCAATAGTAGTTCTACCAGTTATGGTTAGATTATTGAATGTATTTGCGCCTGTTATTGATGGTGCAGATAATGCTGTCGATGTAAACGCTACGTTGTAAAAAGTTAAACCACCACCAGCAAAAGTTGCACTTGCGTTAGAACCATTTATTGTTGATGTTCCTGCATTAAACGTAAGATTAGTTGATTGATATGTAACAAAACTAGTATTTGATAAAGTAATAGTAGAAGCATTTAAATTAACTGTTCTTACAGATGTAACATTACCAGCAAAAGCGCCAGCAGTTATTGCATAATTTCCTGATGATGAAGTATCAAATGTTCCGTTTGTGACTCCAAATACGCTAGTTCCACAACTAATTGCAGAGCCAAGAGTCCATCCTCCACCAACGCCATTAAAATCAACAGCTCCAGAAAAAGCAACGCCATTGGTCGTTACAGTTTTACCAGTTGTCGTAGCGTTAAAAGTGGTTGTGCCTGAATATGTGCGACTAAAGTTAGTAGCTTGAAAGGTAAGACTGCCTGATACTGTCAATCCAATACTAGCACCAGCAAGTGTCATTACTCCATCAAGACCTGACGCTAAAAAGTCATTACAGACCCTTGGCGTAGTAGCCATGGTGACCGTGAATGCAGTCGTTCCTACATTGCTATTTGCGTCAAAGAATACGTTATCTGCCGCTGTTGGGACAGAGAAGCCCCCCAATCCACCAGATGCATCAGACCAATTGACCGTGTTGGTGGCATCCCATGTCCCCGTGCCCAAAATCCAATAGCGGTTAGCCATTAGACCTCCTCAGATGGAGGCGCAGTTATTACAGCAAGCCAGTTGTCAAACCTTTGCTGTTGCATGGCAGTGATTTCTTCTGCCGTTAGCCCGTGGTCATCAGGCAAATGCAAGGCATCTGAGAACGTGCCGTATTGGGATGAAAAAGAAAAATCAATTTTCATGGTCATGCCTGTGTAGTTACTGCAATCACATCCCAACGTGTATTGTTGGCGTTGTATATACAACCTACATACGTTGTTTTGCTGATGGTTGTTGCTGTTGGCAAAGTAACGCCAATAACTGTATAGGTTACATCCCAAGTCAATGCTCTGCTTGTGCCATTGTCTAGCAATCTAAACATCAACTTATCTCCATCAACGGGCGTTCCTGTTGGGGCATTAATAGTAAGTCCAGCCGCTAATGCTGTGTAAGCATAAACATCTGCCGTTGCAACGCTAGGAGTTAAAGATGATGCGGAAGCTGCTGAAACTACTCTTGGGTCAATACGCTTGTTGGTTAGTGTCTCTGTACCTGTGTAGGTAGCAATAGACGCACCAGCCAATGTAGTAGCGCCTGTGCCACCATTTGCTATTGGTAGGGCAGTACCAGACAATGTAATCGCCAATGTTCCAGTTGTCGTAATTGGTGAACCAGTAACAGACAAGAATGATGGAACAGTTGCCGCAACACTTGTTACAGTTCCTGACCCTTTGCCATTAAAAGTTGTCCAGTCGGTTGATGTCAAATAGCCATTTACTGAGGTGGTAGCTGCTGGCATTGAAATGACAGGAGTTGTGCCACCCGTTGATGCAACAGGACTTGTCGCTGTTACTGAGGTAACTGTTCCGCTAGATGGCGTTACCCATGTAGGTGCGCTTGTGGCATTGCTTTGCAAAACCTGTCCCGCAATTCCTACCTGATTATTAAACGCTACCGACCCATTGGTGTTGATCGTCATTGCATCGGTTGTGTTTACCGCGCCATTGACAATAAAACTGATTTTTTGGCTATCCCATGACCCTAAGACCAATGGGCCACCATAAGACTCTACAAAACTAGCTAATGGCGTAGAAAACCCATTGTTGGGATACCCCGCAGCCGCATAACTGTAATTTGCGTTATTGATGCCTAATTCGCCGTAAGCCGTGTGACCGCCATCGTTGACTGCATAGCTTGCGTAGCTTGTGTTGCTGGCGCTTGTGTTTTGCAGACTGGTGTACAGATATAGCGGCTCACTTGCCGTGAATCCTGCAATAACACCCGAATCGGTGTGTGCCGTTGCGTTACCAACATTTAACGATCCAACATTAGTCGTGCCGCTTGTGTAGGGTATCAAAACCCTGTTGTTGGCATCTTGATTGACTGATTTTTGTGCTGGATAGGTTACAAACACATCCTTTGACCCAGACGCAAACATGACTTTTGACCCTGTGGAAGAGGCCAACACAGTATCTCGGCTTAGTGTCCCGCTTAGATATGTACCTAGACCCACCTCCCACTCGGAAGTGCCAGCAATCGTGTAATACGTGGTGTTGTTGTCGCCAATGACGCTAAAACCTTGATAACCCGTCACCGCCCCGGCTAATGTAATCGTTCCTGTCCCCGTGGTTGTGGTTGTTTCCCGCACCCGGTCATCAAGAACTAGACTCATTGCACAGTCTCCACCCCAATCACTAGGCCATCAGCGTCCCGCACTACCTTTTTGGGGGCTGCTAGGCGTTTCATTGCCTCGCCAATGTTTTGCATCGATGCGCCATGCAGATTTGCCATGTTGTCGTGCATTTCTGTCATTTTGTTCATTGCCGTCAATATTGTGCCACCCAGTTCATTGGTAATTTGGGCAGATGCCGCCTCAACAACAGGCAAATCTACGCCTGGATTGCTACCAATCCTTGCAACCATGATCTTTGTTGCCGCATCCAGTTCAGCTTTCCAGCGCTCATATTCCTCGCGGCCTTGCATTTCTCGGGCTTTGATTTGCAATTCTTGGTTAGCCATGGCCTGTTGAAATTGCTCTTTCATCTGCTCAAGCTGCATATCCGCTTGCGTCTTGGCCTGTTGCATCTGCATTTCAACTTGGGCGTTAGCCTGTGCCAATTGCGCCTCGGCTTGCAGTTTCATCTGGTCAGCTTGCGACTGGGCTTGCATCCGCATTTGCTCGGCTTGTTGCTCGGCTTGCATCTTCATCATTTCGGGATTTTGCGGGGGCTGTTGCATAGCTTGTTGCGCCTTAACCTGTAGCTGTTTCATGGCTTGCTCAATAGAACTCTCCAACCCACGCCCAGCGCGGTATCGGCGCACCATAAATAACAACATTTCACTCATCATGGGCAACATCTCGGGCACACCTTGCACCATCGGCAATGTGTTTTGCAAGAAACTACCGATAGCGGCAATCGCCTCTTGTGCATTTTGCTTTTCGGCTGCGTCATCAATCTGGGCAAGGGAATCGCTCTCCACAGTTATGTGGTAGTCCCGAATCGTGCCGCTAGACAACATCTGGATGGCGGCTTGCAACAATTGCGGGTCTTGGCCCTCTGGAGTATTCATCACCCCAGACATTTCAACAATCAACTCAGGCGGGTAAAACTTACAGATAACTTGCGCTTTGAGTTTGAATATGTCGGACGCAAACCGAGCCACATCGCCTTGGGCACTCTTTAACCGCAAGCTGCCAAAGTTGGCTTTTAGCTGTTGAGCACCCAAAGTTTCTTGGGCTTTGCTTGCGCCCCGCAAAATGTCGCTAATCCCGCAAATCTCATAGATGATCTGCTTGACCTGTTCCCGCGCCCCGTATAACTGCGCCAGCGTAGCAACGATCTGGGTGGTGTCCATCATATTGATAGCACCCTT